TGCGCGAAGCTCTGCGCCACGCGGAGAGCATGGTCACGAAGGCTGAGGAGGCACGGTCATGGCAAGCGGCCGTCTCGGCGAAGCGGCTGGCGCTCCAGACGCGTGATGAACTCGACCTCGCGCTTGCCAAGGCATCGGCCCCTGACGACACTATGAGCGATGAGCAACTCCTCTCGATCATGGTTCAGGCCATCGCCTCGCTACCGGCTCAGCACCTCGAGCGGCTGGAAGATGCGATCGGCATCCGACGTGGAGCTCCTCCCGTGCGACTGGTTGAGACTGCTTGAACCTCGCCTCACTCGCCACGGCGACGAACACGCTAGCGCGTCGAGCACACGCGGACCCGCTGGCCTACTTCAGGCCGACGCCCCCGCAGCTCGCGTTCCTCTCGAGCAACCATCCGATCCGCTTACTCCGAGCAGGGAACCAGCTCGGTAAGACGTGGGCGGGTTTGGCCGACGTGATCTATAGGTGCCTCGGGTCGCACCCGTACACGCTGGTCAAGGCAGCGCCTATCGAGGCGTGGGTCGTTGTCGTGTCGTGGGAGCAGAGCCTGTCGGTACAAGCGAAGCTCTGGCAGCTGCTCCCGAAGGACGCCATCGATCCAGACTGCGAATACACCCCGGGGAGGGGCTTCCGTGGGCGCACACCTGTGGTCCGCTTCCGGAATGGATCGGTCCTTCGCATCCGCACGGTCAACCAGGGCGCGCTCGCACTGGCGGGCTCGACCATTGACTACGTCCTTATCGACGAGCCCCCGCCAGAAGAGATCTGGTCCGAGCTCGCGGCACGCGTGCTTCGCCAGCGAGGGCGCATCGCGATCACGCTCACACCGATCGGGCTACCGCTCGGATGGCTGAAGAAGCTGGTCGAGGAGCAGGTCGTGCAAGACCTGCACTTCCCGCTGACGGTCGAAAACACGACGCCGATCGGTGGGCGTCCTCTGCTCACGCGCGAGGACATCGACAAGCTCGAGGGGCAGGTGCTCCCTCAAGAGCGCGCGCAGCGCATCCACGGCGAGTGGGACAGCGGATGGGTTGAGGGTCGAGTGTTCAAGATGTTCGATCCGACCACGCACGTCCGCGCCGACGTACCGGCTGGCGAGGCGCTGATCGGCGTGGGCATCGACCACGGCACCGAGGCCGGCGCGCAGGTCGCCGTTCTGACGGCGCTGGTCCGCGACGGCGGCGAGGGGCACCCGAAGATCTGGGTGCTGGACCAGATCGTATCGGACGGCATGACCACGCCGGACCAGGACGCGGCGGCGCTCCTCGCGATGCTCAAGCGATGCGGGCTGCGATGGGAGAACGTCGATCGATGGGTGGGCGACCGTAAGGTGTACGGCAAGAGGAACGGGAGCCTAAAGTCAAACGCGATGCTCATGTCCTCACTCGAGCGCGCACTGAAGCTCCCCACCGGGAGCCTTCCTTTCCGCATCCACACGGCGTATAAGCCTCGCGGGTCGGTGTTCGAGGGCTACCGGGTGCTGTCCGCGGCGATGCTCCGCAACGACTTCAGCATCAACCCGCGGTGCCGCGGCCTCATCGACGACCTACAGAAGTTCGACGGGCGAGAGGCCAGCGAGCATAAGCACAGCATCGACGCCCTGCGCTACACGCTAGAACTGTATACTAGGCGCCTATACCAGCCGACCGCGATAAGGCTGGGCTAACGGGGGGTCCATGTACGCGTACACGAAGATGCCGCAGCCGCCGGCGCCGAGTAACCCCGACGAGGCCGCACGCTGGGAGCACACCCGGCATCGCCGTGCGCTGATGGAAGGACGCTGGCAGCGGCTTCTCGAGGACCGACTCCAGATGCAGCTGGGCAGCACGCGCCGTCAGGCGTGGGGCATCCCAGACGTAAGCAGCAACCCGTTTAAGGTCGTGGCTACTGAGCTAGCCACCCTATATGACGCCCCCCCGGACGTTTCCCACAACACGGCGGGTGGAGCGGTCGACGCGCTATGCGGGTCTAACGGACTGATCGCGCGCGCTGGGCTGTGGCCCCAGATGTCCCGATTTCAGTCGATGGTGATCGCGCTCCGCGAGATGTGGATGCGGATCGATGTCGAGGACGATCGACTTACCTACCGTCCGGTGTCGCCGGACATGACGATCGCCGAGGCCGACCCGAGCCGACCGACCGTCCCCCTGGCTTACGCCGAGATCCGGCTCCGGCACTTCCGCGGCGAGGCCGTGTGGCTGTGGGACGTGCTCGACATCCGCGACCCGGCGAACCCTTCGTACACGGTGCGTGTGGCAAAGGACGGCGGCATGGGCGAGGACGTGACCCTTGAGGTGCTGGGCGCGACCTACTCGGGCGAGGCGTACCCGTACCGTCGCGCAGACGGCACGCCGATCCTTCCGGTCGTGCTCTACCACGCGAGCCTTTACGGCGACCGGCTCTTCGACGCGTTCAACGGGATCGAGCTCTATGAAGGCTCGCTCAACCTCGCGGTTTACTACTCGTTCCTCGCGCACACGCTTCGGGACGCATCGTTCCCCCAGCGGTGGGCTATCGGCGTGCGGGTGGCTGGCTCCGACATGGTTGACGGCGGCACACGCGGGCAGCGCGTCGAGGTCGTGACCGACCCGACGACCATCCTCATGCTCGACGCGGCAATGGAGCAGCAGCCACAGGTCGGACAATTCGACGCCTCGGCGGACGTGGAAAAACTCGAAACAGTGATCGGCTCGCTGGCCCACCGCTTGGCTACCGACGCGGGCCTCTCGCCGAGCGAGATCCAGCGCACGAGCGGGAGCGCGAAGAGCGGCTACGCCATCAGTCTGTCCTCCGAGGGTAAGCGGACGGCGCAGAGGAAGTACATCCTCCAGCAGCGCGACGCGGACGAGCGGCTCGTCGCGATCTCGGCCGCGCTCTTCAATCGGGCAACCGGGTCGCAGTTCCCCGAGGGCGGCTACTCGGTCATGTACCGCGAGATCCCGCTGTCGCCCGAGGAGATGCAGAGCCGGCGCACCCACGCGCTCGAGATGATGGAGGCCGGCCTGATGGACAAGGTCGAGGCGCTCCGGCTGTTCGGCAGCATGACCCACGAGGACGCCGTCGCGCGCCTCGAGCAGATCACGCTCGCGAAGGCCGCGGAGGCGCGCATGATGGAGAGCGCGCCGCCGGCCGTTGAAGAAGGAGAAACAGGAGGACGGCCGGCGACGGCCGCACCCGATGTATCCCCTGCTCACGCAGAGGCGATGGATGAAGTGGCCGAGGAACTCGACGCGGCCGAGGAGGCCCTCGCCGCTCTTGACCTCGACGGCGCCAACGCCCAGGTGATCGCCGCTGTGATCGAGAGTCTCCGCGAGGCGCGCGGCTATCTGGGGCTCGGCCCGAAGGTCGAGGCCGAGGTCGAGATCCACGACGACATGGAAGAGGACGAGGCGCCCGAGGACGGGGCGGCTCCCGAGGAGAGCGTGGCAGCAGCGGCCACGTCCGCTGGGGTGCCGGCCTCCGCAGTTGCGCTCAACGGCGCGCAGGTGCAGGCGGCACAGGGCATCATCACGTCGGTAGCGAAGGGCGAGCTCCCGAGGTCTACCGGCGTGCAGATGCTCGTGCAGTTCTTCAACATGGCGCCCGACGCAGCCGAGGCGCTCATGGGTGACGTGGGCGGGTCCTTCATCATCACGGCGCCCGAGGCGACCTGATGCCGTTCATCTCAGAACGTCAGCGCGACTATCTGAAGCGTGAGCACCCCGAGGTGTACCGGCGCTTCCTGCGCGACGAGCGCGCGATGGGGTTTGAACTCCGCGCACCCGTCGAGGTCGCAGCCGTCGCGAAGCGTGGACTCGAGAACCGGCGCAAGTACGGCCGAGGTGGAACGCTGGTCGGTGCGCGTCGTGCATCGCAGCTTGCCGGCCGCGACGTGGTGAGCATCGAGACCATCAAGCGCATGGTCGCGTACTTCGAGCGTCACGAGGTGGACCTCGAGGCGCCGGCCGCTCGACCAGGGCACCCGCAGTATCCGAGCGCCGGGCGCATCGCGTGGGATTTATGGGGCGGTGCCCCCGGCCGTGCATGGGCGCGGCGTCAACTAGCAGTCTGGGAGCGCGTGCAAGCCGCACGCGAGGAGGAAGAATGACCGAGGAAGGAACGACGACGACGACGACGACCACGGCAGAGGCCAGCGACAACGGAGCGGGCGCCCGCATCCGGCAGCTCGTCGCTCGCGTGAAGGAGCTCGAGGGGCGCGTTGCCGAGCTGGCGCCGCTCGCCGAGAACGCCGAGAAGTACAAGGCGCAGATCGAGGAGGTCAAGGCCGCGAGCAAGGCCGAGCGTGAGGCGCTCCGCACCGAGCGCGAGATCGCCGCGGCTGGCATCACCGACGCCGAGGGCATCGACTACGTGCAGCACGCCTACAGCCGGCTCCCCAGCGAGGGGCGTCCCCCGCTTGCGGAGTGGCTCGGAAACAAGGACGCCCTCCCGAAGGCAGTGCGTGCCTACCTGCCCGAGGCCGCACCTGCTGCGCCCGCTGCCCCGCCGGCTCCCGTTACGACGGCGATGCCGAAGGTCAACGCCGGCACGGTCACGCAGACGCCGCCGGCCACGACCGCGTGGACGCCCGAGAGCATCATGCGCCTCTCGCCGGCAGAGTTCAAGGCGAACGCCCCACGCGCTCGGGGCAAGCTCCCGTAAAAAGCGACAGGCGCGGCAACCTCGAACCTATCTAGGAGGCCACTATGGCCAACATCGATTTTGCCGCTCTCGACGGCAACGCCCGCGTCGCTGCGGTCCTCTACCAGTCCATCGTGATGAAGCTCGCCGACACCGGCAGCCTTCGTAACGCGCCGTGCTTCCTCAACGTGGGCAGCGTGAACGGCACGGGCTCCGACTCCATCCAGGTCCCCGTCGTCGGCCTCAACGGCACCGACATTATGAGCGCCCCCGGCGACGGCGTGAGCGTCAGCAACACCTCGATCACCTCGTCGGCCGCTACGGTCGTTGTCGCTAGGCAGGCCCTCCGATACGACCTCAGCGACTTGGCGCGCGTGACGAACTCGGTCCCCGGCGGCGTGGACCTCGAGGGTCTGTCGAACGCGATGGTCGCGGCCTTCAACGGCCGTTTCAACCAGCTCGCGTGCCAGCTCTCCTCGGGCTTCACGACGCAGGTCGGCAGCACGGGCGTGGACCTCACCACGGACACGTTCTACTCCGCGATCTTCGCCCTCCAACTGCAGAGCGTGATGGGCGAGTACGATGTCGTGCTTCATCCCCAGCAGTGGAATGACCTGATGTCGAGCCTCCGCGCGGAGACTGGCCCGGCGCAGTACATCGCGGCGAACCAGGAGCAGACGAACGCGCTGGGATCGAGCTTCAAGGGAAAGCTCTTCGGAGTGAACTGCCACGTGTCCTCGTATGTGCCGTCTGTAGGCGGCGTGGACTACCGGGGGATGATGCTCGGCAACGGCGCCATCGCCTACGCCCTCGGCACCCCGGCGCCCATCGCGGCGGCGGGTGGCATCATCATTCCGGCCGGCGCCCCTGTGGCGGTCGAGTGGGAAAGGGATGCCGCGAGTGGACTCACCAAGGTGGTTGGCAGCAGCTTCCTCGGCGTTGCGGAGCTCCAAGACCTCAAGGGCGTGGGCATCCTGTCTGACCTGTGATGGTCTGCTAGGCTCTGCCTAGCGCCAAGGCGTGTCCGTGCTTATGGTACGGGCACGCCTTCGTGCGTAAGGAGAAACAGATGGCAGCGAACTTCGGAACGGCTGACGGCGGCAACTTTGCAGCGCAGCCGGCGTCTCGCCCGGCTGGAATGGCGACCCTGCTCAACCTGCCGAGCAACGCGGCATGGTGGTACACCCATCACCCGGGACACTGGCAGTGCGTGGACGGCGAGTGGCTCCCCGACCTCGGGCAGATGCTGGCTATCCCCGGGCTCAACCGGGTGGACAAGAACGGCGACACGGCGCTCGCCGAGGTCCACCTCGGCAAGAAGGGCGTGACCATCATCCCCTGGGAGATCGAACCGGGTGGCTACTGCATCCAGTACGCAGGCGCGAACGGTCCCGTGTTCCTCTCGAAGTGGGAGAAGCCGAAGCTCGTTGCGGGTCAGACGCGCATGACGGTAGACACCGAGGGATACCGTGCCTTCCTTCGGCGCCTCGTCGCGGACGGCGTGATCAAGGTTCCCGACGCCGACTTCATCGGTGTGATCATCGAGCGTCAGGAGCGCGTGGTGAGCGAGCACCAGACCCGCGCGCCGACGCACCCGGGCAGCGCACTCGCGCTCCCCGTCGAGCAGAAGCGCCTCGAGGACATGCGCGCCGCGCGTGAGCGCATGTATACTCCCGTCAAGAGCACGAAGGTGAAGGCGTGAACGGCGAGCGTAAGGACATCGCAGCAGCGAAGGAATCCATGACGCGGCGTCTGATCGAGGGCGGCATGCCGGCGCAGCGCGCCGAGCAGGTTGCGCGCCAGCAAGCGCAGAAGGCGGATCGTCGCGAACGCGATAAGTAACGGCAGGGGGACACGATGAGCATCAGCGAGACGCTCTACACGGCACGGTTTCGCTCCGGCGAGACGATCGAGCGTGGGCGTAATCAGGATCTCACCTGTCCCGTCTACCGTGCGGGTGCGCTCGTCGCTCCGCTCTCCGGCACGCTCACGGTCTACCGTGCGGATGGTACGGTCGTTGTCAACGCCGCGGCCGTGACCATCACGGGCAGCGTGGCGACCTACGCGCTGCTCGGGACCGTGACCGCATCGCTGGCGCTCGAGGAGGGCTGGCTTCTGGAGTGGACGCTCCAGATGACCGCCACGATGCAGAACGTGTTTCGCAACGACGGCGCCCTCGTCCGTCGCACGCTCTACCCGGTCATCACCGACGCGGACCTGTTCCAGCGCCACTCCGACCTCCCGGCGCTGCTCGCGACGGGCACGACCTCGTATCAGTCCTACCTGGACGAGGCGTGGGGCACGCTCACGAACCGGATCACGGCGCAGGGACGCCGGCCCTACCTGATCATCCAGCCGAGCGCGCTGCGTGACGCGCACCTCGCGCTGACGCTGCAACTGATCTTCCTCGACTTCCAGACGAGCGCCGGGGAAGGCGGTCGCTGGCAGGCCCTCGCCGAGCACTACGGCCGCGCCTACACCGAGGCGTGGGGCCAGCTCCGGTTTAACTACGACGAGAGCGACGAGAATAAGGTCAACCCGAACACGAAGAAGTCGGGCACCTCGACCGTGTGGCTCAATGGCCGCGGCGGCTATCCGTCCTTCGGTGGCTGGTACTGATGGCGAGCAAGACGGTACGGCAGCTGCGCGAGGACGTGACCGCTCGCATCCTCACGCTCACGGGATGGAAGGAGTCGCGCGTGGCTCCCGACAACTTCGGACGTGATGCGGACTCCATCGCCCACAAGGCGTTCGCAGTGCATCCCACCTCGACCGACGACCTGCGCGCCTACCGCGGGCGCCCGGCCGAGGGCCTCCTCGTGGAGACGACGCTCGAGGTGCGCTACTCTTGGCGCCTCGCGCCGAAGGGTATGAGCGACAGCTACGACGATGCCCTCGACGGCGAGCAGAGCGTGATCAACAAGCTCATGGCCTACGACGCGACGTGGCCCTCGTCCTATAAGGTCCAAGTCGTGAGCACCACGCGAGAAACGTCGGTGCTCGGCGAATGGGTCGTAGGTGTGATAACGTTCCGCATCGTTCACACGCTTCCGCTTCAGTAGGGGGACATCATGCCTGTTTCGTCTGTGGTGAAGAACTTCCGCGACGGTACCATCCTCCTCGAGGACGGGACCACGCCCACGCCGATCTCCGTCACGGTCCAGTACGAGGCTGGCGACTTCAGCATCTCGGGCCTCAACCAGAGCAACACCGAGGCGACGACGTACCTCGACCGCGGCGAGCTCGGCTCGGTGCGTAAGACCTCGCGCACGTTCCCCACGTTCTCCTTCTCGGCGCACATGACGGACCTCTCCGACGCGACCGACAAGCAGCTCTGGGACGCCGTCAATAAGACCGGCGCGTTCGCCTCGGCGATCTCCACGGGCGGCAGCGCCTCGGACGTGTTCATGCTGAAGGTGACGCTCACGGTCGAGGGTACGAACTTCGGCGACTCCGCTGACCACACCATCATCATGACGAACTGCCACCTGTCCATCGACTTCGCCGAAGGTGACCCGAACACCTTCACGGTCAACGGCACGGTCTACGGCACCATCACGGCGACCTAACCCCGCACGGGATAGCATCCCATGCCCGACGCCCCCCGTGCTACATGGTGCGGGGGGCGTTTCACGTCTGAAGGAGGAAGGATGGAAGTCACTCTCGGGAAGCACAAGGTCACGCTCAAGAAGCCGTCGTCGTTCATGTCGGCGCGCGAGGTCACAATCGCGGTGGGCGTGAGCGCCCTGCGCGGGCTGGGTGCGGCCCTCGGCGTGTGCTGGGCGAGCAAGCCTCTGAAGGCCACGCTGGCCGGCTGCAAGTACGACACGCTCGCCTACGGCGGCGCGGTCGTGGACGAGCTGGTCGCTCTGGGTGTCACCGAGGCCGAGATCTACACGGCTGGGAAGGAGGCCCTCGACCTCGTGATCGAGGCCATCCCGCGCGAGCCCGAGGTCGCGACCGTCGAGGGTTTTACCGATCCGCAGACGGAGCCCTCGACGCCGTAGCCCTTGAGATCGGGCTCACGTTCTGCGGCGACCCCGACGCGTTCTATGGGTGGACACGCGACCAGCAGGAGCGCGTCCTCGCGTGGTGGCGCGTCAAGCACACGCCGCCGCCGAAGCCTCAACGCGGGAAGGCGCGCGAAGGTGATAGTATGTCCCCCGAGGCGCGAGCCTTCTGGGGGATCGGTGGCGGGTAAGAAGATCACGGTAGGGCGCGCATCGGTGGCTATCGGGCCACAGCTCGAGGCCGCGCTCGACCGCATGATCTCCACGACCTACGCAGAGATCAAGCGTGAGGTCGAGAGCATCGCGTCGGACGTGACCGACTATGCTCGTGGCGAGTGGTATCAGAACGTCACGCGCCGCACGGGTAAGACGGGCGAAGGCATCGACTACGAGATGCGGATCACTCCCACGCACCTAAAGGGCATCGTGTTCTCGAACACGAAGGCGACGTACTACGTGCATCGCCCTGGTCCGTTCTCTCGCCTCGGGCGCCGCGTGGATGGCGAGGAGTTCTCGACCATCATGCAGCAGTACCGCAACACGGGGACCATCCCCGAGGGCTACACGGTCGAGCGGTACACACGCACCAGGCGACCCATCGGTGTGTTCAAGATCAACGTCGAGAGCAAGCGCCCACGCGACGGCAAGAACGTGTGGAAGATCGTGGCGATCGACTACGGCAAGCGCCTCGTCAAGCAGCGCCTCACCGACATCGATAGGGCACTACAGGCCGCAGCGCGCCGGCTCGCGGCGTAGGGGGACCGATGGCTACCGTAGAACTTACCGTTGACGCCAACCTTCAGGGACTGCGGCAGCAGCTGGAGAGCATCCCCGGCCTGACGGCAGAGCAAGCGCGGCTCATGACCGCGGAACTCAATAAGAGCATACGCGCGAGCGAGCGTGCTGCGAAGGCCGCGGCCGATGCCAGCAAGCGGGCGATGGCTAGCGCCTCTGAAAGCGCGCGTGAGGCGGCTGCGGACGTGGGCAAGGTCGGAGATCGCTTCGGGACCGTAGGCTCGTCTGCGGGCAAACTGGCGGGCGCTCTGTCGATGCTAGGGCCGGCGCTCGGCGACAGTGCGCGCAACGTGGCCGACCTCGCGGACGTGGGCGAGGTGGGTGCGCTGGCGTTCGAGGGCTTCGGGGCGGTGCTTCTCCCGCTGACGGCTACGCTCGCACTCTTCGCTGCCGGGCTTGCGCCGATCGGCGAGCTCATTGTCGAGGAGCAGCGCCGGGCGGAGGCAACCGCTGCAGCACTCAAGAAGTACGAGGCGGCGACCGCGGCTGCCGAGGCTGCGAACACGAAGTTCGCGACAAGCCTCTCTGGCGTGAACGATTACGTGCGGATCGCGACAGGTCTAGAGTCGCTCGCGGCGCAGAGCGCCCGAAAGCGTGGCGAGGCTCTCCGCGCAGAGGCCGACGCGCAGATGGAGGCCACGAGGGCGCAGATCGCAAGCGCCGACGAGTTTCTCGCTCTGCGAAAGGTCGAACAGGATGCGATCACCACGCGCATCCTTCTCGGAAAGGCGACCGAGGAAGAGGTCGCGAAGCTCGCAACGCTCGGCCCCGAGATCGAGGCGATCAATGCCGCTCAGGCCCGCCGTCGTGCGCGTCTAGAGGAGGTCAACGCATCGACCGAGGACAGTATCGAGTTCATGCGCCTCGAGGCCGAGGCGATCGACCAAGTCGCCCGCAACGACAAGAAGCGCGCCTCGTCGGTTGAAGCGAAGAAGCGCGCCGAGGAGCGCGATGCGGCAGCGATCAAGGCAATCACCGACGAGATCGACGCGTACCTCAAGATCGATACCGAGTGGCAGCGCAGTCTCGAGCAGGGACGCGTAGCCGCAGAGGCGCAAGCCCAGGCGATCACCGACAAGACGGTGCGTGCGATCGAGACGTACTCGGCGAAGCTCTCGGACCTAGTCCCATCGAAGCCGCTCTCGGACGTGGAGCAGCTGCAACTCCTTATCGCTGACCTCGACCTCGCGATGCAGCGGGCGCCTACTGAGGAACTCGGGATGCGCTTCAAGGCGATGTCCGACGAGGCGGTCCTCGCGCTCGAGGCGTTGCAGACAAAGACCGAGGAAGCCTTCACGGTCGAGAAGGCGGCGGCGTTCTTCTCCTCGGTGCAGTCCTACGCGAACGACCTCTACAGCAACCTCCAGCAGGTAAGCGACTTCTTCACCGAGCAGGCGAACAGCAAGGTCGAGGAGGCGATCGTCGCCCGCAAGCGTCTCGGCAAGGACGCCACCGAGGAAGAGCGGCGTCAGGCGAAGGAGCGTGTCGAGGACGCGAAGGAAGCAGCGCGCAAGGCGTTCGAGGTGAACAAGGCGCTCCAGATCGCGCAGGTCGTGGTCAACACGGCAGCCGCGGTCGCATCGGCGCTCGCATCTGCGCCGCCCCCGTTCAATGCGCTCGCCGCAGCGGGTGCCGCAGCAGCCGGCGCCGTGCAGCTGGCGACTGTGCAAAGCACCGAGCCCAAGTTCCACAAGGGCGGGCTCATCGGCCAGCCTGACGAGCAGACCGCGATCGTGCGCCGCGGCGAGGCCGTGCTCAACCCGATGGGGCGCAGCCTTCTCGGCGACGACACCATTCGCGCGGCTAACGCCGGGATGGGCAGCGGGTCCGGCGGACACGCGGTGCAGGTCGTGTACAAGCACAAGAGCTTCGACTACTTCGTGCGCGATCACCTGCGAACGAACGCCACCCTCCCGCGTGCGTTAAACGCAGGACGTAGGCTCGGGCAGAGGGGGGGCTAAAGCATGGCTAGCGCCGTTACCGTCAACGCTCTGCGAGGCATCCTCGTCCACGACGAGCGCATCAATGCGGCGTCGTTCAACGAGTCGCTCTCGACGCTCTCTCAGGCTGGCCCGCGTCCAGGCGTGCCGGTCCCCACGCGCGCGACCGACATGGTCCTCGAGGCGAGCGGCGACAGCTTCGAGGGCAGCACCATCACAGTGCAGACGGTACGAGCCGGCGGCGTGTCGGCATCCCCTGACGGCGAGATCGAGCCGGGCGCCTTCGCCATGCGGACGAACGGGCTGAACTGGCTCGGGTGGAATGGTCCGCTCGTGTTCTCGGGCTGGAGCCCGCTGCACACGTTCGCTTCGGGCGGTGCTGCGAACCAGTACGGCAACATGCACGCGGTGCACACCGACGATGGGACGATGCTCACGACGGCGCAGCGATTCACGTCTGCCGGGTCGATCCGCAACCTCGTCGTGCTTCGCACAGTCGGCGCCACTACGACGACGGTTGTCGTGGACACGCAGGCCGCGGCGCTCGTGGCGTACTGCCCCACGCTCGTGAAGCTCCCTGAGGGGCGTCTCCTTCTGCTCTCCACGAAGGCCGTGACCGGCGGGCAGTACACGATCCGCGCGTGGATCTCGACGGACGACGGCGCAACGTGGACGCGCAGCGCGGACAGCGTGATCCGCGACGAGCTCGACGGCGCAGTGGTAGTCCCTCGCCGGCTGCGCGCGGCGTACTCGAACGGTCAGATCCTGATGCTGCTCGCATTCCGCGACACGTCGGCGACGGTGGCTGACTCGTTCCGGCACTACGCCAGTGCGGACCTTGGGGCATCCTTCGCCCTGGTTCAAGCGGTCGACAACACGACCGCGGCAAACGACTACACGGGCGGCGTTCACGACATCGTGGCCACGCCCTCGGGCACGTTCGTCGTCGTGTTCTGCGCCTCGTCGCGTAGCGCGCCATATGACTACGGCGCGAACTCCACGGTGCTGTACAAGGTGCTGCCTTCGGCGTGGGTCGCGTGGGAGACGGTCTTAACGCAGACGATCACGGGGCTCGGATCCCCGAGCGCGAACCTCACGGTGGGCGGGCAGCTCTCGACCAGCACCGAACTGTGCGCCACACGCGACGAGGACGGCACGGTCTACGTGTTCGCCCTCGACTTCGCGACCAGCCAGCAGACGCAGATCGTTCGGAGCACCTCGGACGTGTTCACCGACTGGGTCGAGGTTGGGCTTCCTTCGGCGACTGTCCCGAACGTCGCATGGAACTCGGGCGGCTTCGAGTGGATTAGCGGCACGATCTCGGCGTACAACGGAACGCTCCGGCTCGTCTCCTCGTGGGACTCCGCGACGTGGCCGGGTCAGATCGGGATCACCACGTTCGCCGGGTACGCGACGGCGTGCATGCCCTGGTATCCGGCGACCGAGGCGACCTCGGACAAGCTGCTCGGGTCGCGCCTTACGTGGCATCCGCACTGGCTCCCCGATGGGGCCGGGTGGACGCTCGCAACGGCTGGCGTGCCCACGGTCACGCTCAACGCTGCCGGCTACCTCTCGATCGTTAGCCCGGCCGCGGCCGTCAACACGTACACACAGACTGGCCCCGCGCTCACTACGCCGCACACGGTCGCGGCATTCGCCGAGTGGATCGCGACGACGGATCGCAGCGAGATCCGTCTCTCTTCGAGCAACGGAACGCAGACCTATGGCATCCGCGTGCGGTGCTCGGGCACGACGGTCGATGTCATCGACAGCAACGGTGGCGCATCGCTCGGGTCTGGAACCATCACGGCAGGAATGAAGATCCAGATCCGCGCCTTCCTCGAGAATAACGGAGCGACGGCAAACGCGGTCGTGTACCTCGGCACGGGAGCGGGCGCCTTCGTCACGCTGCGGCCGTCGAATCGCATCTGCAACGTGAACACGGTCAGCAACGCGGGTGTAACTGCCGCAGGTACGTCGGTGACGTGGGGGCAGTTCTCGCTCGTCAACCCGGCCGAGTCTCGCTGGTACGGCGTGGGCTGGATGGCGGCGGCGGGTGTGAGCAGCGTGTACAACCTCACGCTCCCCACCGACCTGCCCGGTCGCCCATTCTCGGCGTACCCGCAGACGCTCGATTACGGCACGCTGGTCCGCGCCGTTGCTGGCCCGACGCTCGCGGGCGACGAGTGGACGATCACGCCGCGGTACGACTACGCGATCTCGAACGTCCTCGTCAGCGAGGCCCCGTCGCCGCGTCAGTCGTGGCGCTCGGTCGATGCGACCCAGCACCAACTGACGTGGGTCATCGAGACGGGAGCCGGCGCAGTCACTGCTCTCCGAGGGCCTCTCGGGGCGCTCTACCTGGGCGGCGTGAACTTCCGCACGGCTACCCTCGAGGGACGCAACGGCGCCGGAGCGTGGGTAAGCCTCGGCGTGATCGACATGGCGGCGCAGAGCCGGCCGCTTCGGTGGGTCCGCAGCGGTACCATCATCGAGCCGGACACGACGAGCGCGACGAGCGCCGGGTACTTCTGGCCGCACGGCATCCTCCGCGGCGCGCGCTTCGTGCCGGATACGACTGCCGTTGCCGGGCTCACGGCAAAGGCCATCTCGAATAGCAGCGAGGGCAACTGGACGAACCAGAGCGGTCGCCGGCTGCGCCTCGAGGTGGCGAGCACCTCGGGCCTCGGGGCAAGCGGCACGAATGGCGCGATCGTGCACAGGAGCGGACTGCTCGTGTGGAACAATGACCCGCGCTACAACGCCTACCGGCTGACCATCCCGGCGCAGCACACGGTGGAGGACTACTTCGAGATCGGGACGATGGTCCTCGGCCATATCCTCGCCTTCGGGCGCCGGTACAGCTGGGGGCGCACGGTGCAGACCTCGCCGAACACGACCCTCACGACGGGACGCAGCGGCGCACGTCGGGCGCAGAACTTCGGCCCCTCGCGCCGGTCAGTAGAGTTTGGGTGGACGGATGGCACCGACCTATCCGCAGTCCGGCAGGGTCTACCTGCGGACTACGTCAACGCCGCGGCCTCGGGAGGTGGCGAGGCCGCGGCTACCTGGTTCGACGCGCCGCTCTCCATGGAGGGCCTCGTCCGCGAGCTCTACGGGAGCCAGACGCCGGTCGTTTACCTCCCGTGGATCGAGCGTCAGGCGCTCGGCACGGTCTACACGGCGAGCCATCCCGACCTGATGATGTACGGGCGCATCGTCTCCGACGTGAGCATCGAGTCTGTACAGGGCGAGGAGTGGATCGCCAGCGGCGAGGCTAACGGCGAGGTCGTGCGGACCTCGGTCATCCGGCTCGAGGAGGAGGTATGAGCGATCGGTGGACCGAGGCGCAACTGCGAGGCGAGATCTACTGGGTGCTTTCCATCCAGTGGGCCGGCGGTACCTTCTACCTGTCCACCGACTCGCTCTACATCACCGATGGCGCTGACGCGATCACCACGACGCCCGACCTCGTGGACTACCCGGCAGTCGAGGAGGCCCTCGAGATCTGGAGCGTTGAGGCTCCGCGCCTCTCGGTGCCGCTCTCGTTCATCTTGCCGGTCGATGTGCCTGGACTGATCGCCGAGGGCCACGCCCTCGACGGCGCAGTGGGTGAGCTGTCGCAGTGGGCAGCGGGTACGGACTGGAGCGAGCGCCGCATCGTGGTGAGCGGCAAGCTGGTCGATCCCGAGTACGGGGCCGAATGGGAGCCGGTCACCTGCTCACTCGAGGAGATGGTCGCCGACGATCAGACGACGCTCCCCGTCCAGCCCATCACGATCGCCTCGTGGCTCGCCGAGGCGGTGGCGGGTACGAGCGCAGCACAGGCCGGCGATACCGGCGTTATCGTGCCGATGGTGTGGGGCACGCCCGGCGCGACGACTGCCGCAGGGAGCCCGGCTCCGATCATCGGGACGAGCGGCTCGCTGGTATACCTGGGGATCGCTTGCCACTACGTCGAGGCGTTCTCAGTGGACATCATCGACAGCGCCGGCACGACGGAGACGTTCGTCGTGTACTACACCGACGTGCGGTCCTACTTCGGCGTCACGCGCGGCATGCCGGTCGTTGCGTGGGTCGTGGTCGATACGAGTACGTCGTCGCTCGTGCTGACCGACCCGCTCTTCGCCATCTGGAATAACGGCGCGGCGCTCGTGGACGAGAGCAGTCAGGCCATCCGCGGCGCGGGGGACTTCCTCGCGCACGTCCTTCGCACCTCGGCACTGCGTGTGGACTACGGCCGCGTCGATGCCGTGCGACCGTTGCTCAACCAGTATCAGACGAGCGGCTACATCGATGAGGTCGTGGCGCTCGGGGAGTACATCGCCGAGGTGCTCGGGGCCGTGTTCCCGTTCGCGATGGCCGGCGGGCAAGGCGGCGTCTACCCGTTCCTGTGGCCCGTCTACCCGAACGCTACGTCAGCGATCACGGTGCTCTCGACCGACCTCGACCCAAACCTCGAGCGCGTCGGGCGCATCGCCTACGAAGGCTCCGACGAGGTCGCGACCGACATTGAACTGCGGTACACCTGGAACCCGCAGACCGAGGGCTACATGGTCGCCCGCTCGGTGGGCGGCGAGGTGTCCGTCGCGGACCCTGACCGCATCACGATCGCGCAACTGATCGGCCCGAGGTCGCGCTACGGGCTGCGGCGCAAGGTGCTCGAGACGACGGTCGTGCATGACGCGACGACGGCGAGCAAGGTGCTGCTCGCCCAAGCGGCACGCTACGGTCAGCCGGCGCGCATGGTGCAGTACATCGCGCCGCGTCGATACGGCTGGCTTCGGCGTGGTGACCTGATCGCGCTGACTGACATCGAGGTAGCAGCCTCGTCGCAGCTCTGCCTAATCGAAGGCGTGCAGTGGACCGAGGACGGCGCGCTGACGCTCACGCTGCGATACATCGAGGCGGGGTCCTAACCATGGCGCGCGTACCGCTCACACGGAACAGCACCGGACAGTTCGCCCGCGTGGCGCAGCTGGTAGCCGGGACGAACGTCACGATCTCCGAGAGCCTTACAGGCGAGGTGCTTACGGTCACGGTCGCCGCATCTGGCGGTGGCGGCGGCGGTGGTACGCCGGCCTCGACGGTCGTGTCGGAGCAGTCCTTCGGACAGAGCCCAGCCGTGGGAACCTCGACGGACTACGCCCGCGGGGATCACACGCATGGCACGCCTACCATGCCGTTGGCCTCGACAGTCGTTGCCGAGACATCCTATGGTCTGTCGAGCGCCGTGGGGACCAGCACTAACGTGGCGCGTGCTGACCACACGCACGGCACGCCAGCGGCGCAGATCTCTGGATCATTCCTCGACGCGCTCTTCGGAGATGCCTCTGACGGAGACGTGACGATCTCCTCGTTAACGACCCTCTCGAGGGAGATGCATTACAACAACCTCACGATTACAAGCGCCGGGCGCCTCAAGCCGAACGGATGCCGAATCTTTGTGCGGGGGACACTGACCATTAATGCCGGCGGCTCGATCGATGACGATGGGTTCTCGGCGACCGATCAGGTGGGCCGCACTGGGTTCGTCGCTAGGAACTACCTGGGCGGACAGGGAACGAACGCCGGGTCTGGATGGTCCGTAAATGCGATCAACCAAGCAAACGGAAACGCTGCGATCAATAACGCTAACTGTAGCTTGAACGATACGAACACAACGCCATTAGGCGGGACCGGCGGGAACTCAAGCAGTCGCACGGGCGGTGCTGGTGGAACGGCTCCACAAAACGCGACGCCGCAGAAATGGTCGGGACGTATCCTAGACGGACGTGGGAGCTTCGGTGCGTTCAATGGTGGAAGCGGCGGCGGCGGCGGCGCAGTAACGGTCACGGCCATAACCACTGGTCCATTCGTTTCCGGCGGCGGCGGGTCTGGCGCCGGCATCGTGTGGATCGCTGCGGCTACGGTCGCGAACAGCGGGAACATCAGTGCCAAGGGCGGGAACGGTGCGAACGCTTCTCTCGGCGTGGGTACCGGGTCGTGCGGCGGCGGCGGCGGCGGCGGCGGTGGGCTCGTCGCCATCATCACGCGCAGCACAACGATCGGTGGCACTGTCAGCGCAGCTGCCGGCACAGGTGGAACAGGTGCCGGCGTCGGGGGTATGAACGGCGCGAACGGCGGGAACGGGCATTACGTGCTGATGGTGATCAAATGAAGATCTCGCAGAAGTGGCTCATCACGAACGACGCCGCGACCGCACCCGCATCCGCTGCCGAGCAAGGATGCGTAGGATGGTATCTGGACGTTCCCCCGGCGCTGCAACCGATTGCAGATGCCGAGGGATGGACGCTCCCGTATGTATGGACTGAAGAGGTCGAGGTCGCGGATATGGACTGCACAGACGCTATCGTCGCACTGATCGCCGCCAACCCGAGCGTGGTGACGATCGACTTACAGGCCGGGTATGCGGTGGACGCCGCGCGCCTTCCACCTGGCATAACGGTCGAGGCATGGGCCGAGGACTGGAGCGAGGGCCTCGACGCGACCGGCACTCTGGTCGTGCGTTTCCGAGCGTAATGCGCTAGTATCGGGCCATCGGATGGGGGTCTGATGGGCGCAGAAACACCGACAGCATGGACGCAGAAGCTGGTCCCTGTCCCCGTGTGGGCGCTCCTTATGCTCGGCGCGGCTATGGCCGGCGGCGGTGGCATGCTCGGGATGTCGCAGGCCGAAGCCTCGGGCGTTCCAGACCCGGCGCAGATCGAGCAGATCCTCTCCGGCCAGCGTCGGATCGAGGGTCGCCTCGACGCTATCGAGCGCCAGCTGGCGACCGTCGCCGCGATGGCCCACACGCACACAGGAGTCACCAGTGCCCCTCTCCCCTGACGAGATCGTGAAGCTCCCGGTCGAGGTCATGGACCTTATCGCCGCGATCAAGGAAGCCCGCGCCGTGAATGGCGATGGCGGCGCCAAGATCACGCGCGCCGAGAAGCGTCTCCTCCTCACGAAGGCGGCTCGCCTCGTGTGGCTCCTCACCACTGACGCGCTCGACTAGGAAGCCCTATGCCCGCTCTCGACCTTTCCGGCATCAAGCAGTATCCCTACGTCACGAGCACGACGACGCCGAGCACTGCGAACCTGTGCCACATCATCCTGCTCCCGCAGAATGTCAGCCTTCAGATCACGCTCAGCAACCGCGATAAGGCGTCGAAGGGGCTGGCCTTCTCGTTTGACCAGACGCTGACCGATGGTGGCCCGGCTCCGGCTACGTACTTCAGCGTGCTCGACCCGATCCATATGAAGTGCAGCAAGAACCGCATCAGCGGGTTCTCGAATGTCACGCAGATCGCGGTCTTTGCTCCGTCGCACACGTCCGTCGCTTGCGAAATCCTGATCGAGGAGGACGGGATCTAATGGAGCCCATTCACGTCGAGGAGCCGGCCGTCGAGGTCGTCCCTCCGGCGCAGACGCCCGAGAAGGATGCGATCGTTGCGAGCGTGACGGACGACGCCCTCGTGATGGCGCACGAGGCACAGGCCGCTACCCCGACGCCCGAGGAGATCGTCAAGATCGCCCAGGGCGCCGAGGACGGCGGGATGATCGGCGTAGTCCTCGCCGTCGTGGCGGTCCTCGGGGGCGGCGCGGCGTGGAAGTTCTACAGCCAGTCGAGCAAGCAGAAGGCCGAGCTCGCAGCGAAGAGCGCCGATCAGGCGCACGAGCTGGCGATGGCCGAACTGAACGCGAAGCTGCAGGGGCCTACGTCCAGCCCGCCGCAGTGCATCGCAGCGCACACGTCGCTCGAGGCGCGGATCGCAGCGGTCGAGGCCAAAGCCTCGCGCGCGACCTTGCCCGACTTTCCCGACGACTTCGACGCCGAGCTGCTGATCGCGCGCGTCGAGAAGCTCGAGAAGGCCGCGAAGAAGAAGCCCACGCCCGCAGGGAGGAAGCCGTGAACCTGTCTCCGCACTTTACCTTTGACGAGCTCACGCGTACCGGGCAGACGGCGCTCCAGGCGGTCAACCGTCAGGAGGCGCAAGCGTGCATGGGCGCGCTTACGGCGCTCGCTACCACCATCCTCGAGCCCATCCGCGCGAAGTACGGCCCGATCAAGGTCAATAGCGCGTTCCGTGGCCCTGCCGTGAACACGGCGGTCGGTGGGAGCAAGACCTCGCAGCACATGAGCGGTCAGGCTGCGGACATCGTCGTGCCGGGGCATCGCCTCGAGGACGTGTTCGCGTGGATCGTGAAGGAGAGCGGGCTTCCCTTCGGACAGGCGATCCTCGAAGGCCCCGGCGGCAAGGTGTCGTGGATCCACATCAGTCTCGGCGAGCCGTGGCGTGCGAAGGACAAGTCGCGTCAGGCGCTCACCTGGGACGGCAAGACCTACGCGCCGTGGAAGGGCTAGACGTTTCGTGTGCGGTCGAGGTCGGCGAGGTGCTGTCCATCGCCGACCCTAGACTGCACGACTGCGCGTGGCCCGAGGGCCTTACATTGACTGCCCATGTCATCGAGGTGGATCCTGTCGTGGTGCGCGTGCGCGTGACCACGCATCGGCTCTGCAACGAGGCCGACGACGAGGCCGCACAGGTCCGGCGCGTCTGGCGCCGTGCCGTCGCGAAGGCGCGTCAGGCGTGGGGGCCAGAGTTTACGGTCGAGACAGTACGCGGAGACTGCTCGGCTGACGTGCGCTCTGCTGACGTAGACGTGCTCGAGACACGATAGCGGACAGCACGCACACGATTACTCGCGAGAGCAGCTGGACCATCGCGCCCGCGATGAGCACGATGGTCGC